TGCTTGAATTGACCCCAAAACAGCAGAAATTTGTCGATATTTTCATCGAAAAAGGGCATTTGCAGAGTGCAAAACAGTGTGCAATTGATGCTGGATACGCTGAAAGTGGTGCTACTGTCAACGCAAGCCAATTACAAAACCCTAAATACTACCCACATGTTGTTGCAGAAATGGATAGAAGACGTGCCGAGTTAGCTCGTAGATACTCCATTACTTACAAATCACATGTGCAAAAACTAGCAGAACTCAGAGACTCAGCAGAAGCAGCTGGTAACTACACAGGAGCTATTGCTGCCGAAAAGTACCGAGGTATGGTGGCTGGCTTATATATTGACAGAAAAGAAATCATGCATGGCACGATTGATCAAATGTCGGTAGGAGAGGTAGAGGATAAATTAATTGAACTTAGAAAAAAACTATCCATTCAAGGAGACTATGAAGTTATTGAACAAGACGCATCTGAAGGGTCACTTATCGGAGAGCATCGCGATGACTTACCTACTGAAGAAGGGGAATTTAGTCTTCAAGACGATACATGATACTGGTTGCGTAGATATTGTTGCCATTGATAAGCGTGGAAAAGTGCATTTATATGATGTCAAAACAGCTTTGATGTATGCAAAAGGAAACAAAAAAGGTAAACCAATCAACCGAGTGCTGACTCCATTGCAAAAGAAACTTAGGGTTGAGTTATTGATGGTAGACTTAGATGAAGAAAGGTGCTGGATCATTAAACATGGCAGAAGAGAAAAATCTCTGGAAACAGTTAAAAAATAATACTAAATCAATAATTTGGACTAGAATTGAAAGCTCTACAGGTTTGGGTATTCCCGATCTGTTTGGATATTGGAAAAGAGGCTTTTGGTTAGAGTTAAAGATAATAACCAATAATAAACTTAACTTCTCAGCACATCAAATTGCGTGGATTCACAGGCATTATTCTGCTGGCTGTCCTGTGTTCGTACTTGCCAAAGACCCTCTTTCGAAGACCCTTAAATTATTCTCAGGCTCCATTGTCCGTGATCCATTATCCATTAACGATAAACCCGTCCTTTGTTCCATCGCCCCCGGTTCCAGGTCCCAGAGCTGGGATCTCCTGATGCACTTACTGGGTTGCTGGACTCCTGATGGTAGTTCAAGCACGAAGCTCCATTAGACTCCATTCCCACGGCCCACCACCATTACCTCTTAATAAAAAAACCTGCAGCCAGCATCCCTGGCTGTGATGGTTGACAGCAGGAGTACATTGTGCTACTGGATAGATCTTCCTTCTTTGTTTAGTTAGCCAAACATTAAACAAAACGGTGAGTCGAAGTCCTCGGCTCACCACCCTTTTTCCATTGTCCATTCCCCATTACCACACGACCTCTTAGTATTACTATTATATACAGGAGCTGGCTTCCCCGGCACGTTTTTCCTGACAGCAGGAGTATAAAAAAGTTTTCTTTTAGATCTTGACATCCTAACTAATTAGGACTATATATATTATAGACCTGTAAGGTTATAACCCCAGGGGTCTTAAAACAGCTGGGTAATAGATGGTTCAGGTAGTTGCCGTAATGACTCGAGATCCTGAATCGTAAACAAAGGTATGTGTAGCCCTGTCCACTTTATAGGGTCATCACTTAATTCCTGTCGCAAGTGGACATATGCACGGGAAGCCTTAAACAAAGGAGAAAGAAAATGAAATATCATTTCAAGCACATCGAATACCGATTATTATTTCAACATGGCTGGGACAGGTGTCCCTGGTTCGTGAGCTGGAAGGAGGTCCATCATGCCAGTAGAGTTTAAACAAGACTCCATCAAGGAATGGATCACAAGCAACCTGGATGAGAGTACCATCTCTGACGTTGTCCTGAACGGATGCCAGGGGGGCACGATCCCCGAGCTGATATACTATGCAGACACGAATGCATTTTATGAAAAGTATCAAGAGGAGATTTGGCAAATGTTGTGGGACTCGTACTCCGACTGTGGCTCTGATTCTATTCTCCATTTTATAGAAACCTTTAACGGATCCAGTGGCGTGGCATCAGACCTGCAATTTAGAAACCTGCTGGCGTGGTACGCTGCGGAAGAAGTGTGTCGCCAGATCATGGACGATAAAGAATCGAAGGAGTGCTTTGATGAAATAAGCACGGCGCTTCATCAAACTTAATGCCGCCTTTTTTAGTTTACTTTGGAATAATAACACTGGTAGTGGTGATGGTTTCGTTTTCCATCGCCAAGCTACCTTTTGGCATTGGTGCAGTATTCCGTGAAATATTGGCGAGCTGGGCGCTGCTCCTGCTGTACTGGCTGGTGTTCTCCATTCTCCATTCTCTTCTTACCCTTTAGGGTATTAGGTATATTAATATAGAAGTTCCCCCGGGCCACAAACTTCCTGACAGCAACATCTGGGTAGCTTGGAAAAAGTTATCCACAACTTAATTAAATAATTACTTGCAATTAGTTAGGATATCACTATATTAATAGTAAGCCAAAGGAGGCTAACATGAACAAGAAGAAGGAAATAGACAAGTTAGTAAGACTAACAATACTAAACAACTTCATAAGTTCGAAGTTGAAAGAACAAAAGATAATAGTTAAATCTTTTGTCGGTGAGGAAAAAGTCCTCAAAGGTCTTGACCACAAGATGAACGTTATCAGACGTGAATACAAAAAGTTTGATAGTGTGCGTTTCAAGGTTGAGCAACCTTTAATGTACAATCAGTACAAAACTCAAATCGTTGAGAGTGTCGAACTCAAGCCGATTGTTGATCACGATCAAGAGAGCGAACTCTTAACAGAGAACTTTCCTTTACTACAAATCCAAACTCAATAATAAAGATCTTCGGTGCGAGGGCGTTTGCCCTCGTGCCTTTCTCCATTCTCCATTCACTCTTTAACCTTTGGGTACGTACGTATAGTAGTAAATAAAAATCCGCAACGCTAGTTTCTGGAGGTGGTGGCAGTGGCGGAGTTTGTGCGGTCAAGGGTGCGACAGAATGGTACAAAAGTTATCCACAGATATTATCTTATATACTTGCAACTAATTAGGATTAATGTATCTTATAGTCATGCCTAATAATAATGATGTCATCAATAGACCTTTTGCAGACTTGCAAGAGCGTTTGGCTGAAGTCGAAAGACTTGAAAGAGATGACACTCCAACAACAAGGAAGGAAGTAGATTATCGTGCTATCGCTAATTTTCTTAGTAATGAAATTTATCATCTTATTACTACTACTTCTGATGCTGAGATAAAAGCTTGGGGCAGACAATTATTGTCTAAACTGGCTGATAAACACTCAGACTTATTTTAAATCAAGCAGGGCTGGATAATCTCCAGCCCACGCATTTCAAACCCATCAACAAAAATCCCAAACACTATATCTAGGAGTCTCTTAACCTTTGACCACCATATCTGGTGGTCGTCCGCCCACGGGGGCGGGGGGTTAATTACCCCCTACCGACTTGCACCATGACCACTTCAGTTGTAATTTACACAAATAATTACTATGATAATAATTCTGATATGAGAAATGACTTTGATGTGACTTCCATGACTGCTGATGAAGCAAAGGAAGCACTACTAAAATTAGAACTAAGAAAGACACAACTAGAACTATCAAAAAAGGCAAGAGACTCCTTTTTAACGTTCGTTTCTACTGTGTGGCCGGGGTTCGTGGAAGGTGAACATCACCGCAGGATCGGTGAGAAGTTCGAAAAGGTACTATCAGGCGAGATTAAAAGATTAATTGTCAACATGCCCCCTCGTCATACGAAGTCAGAATTTGCGTCCTTTCTCTTTCCTGCTTGGCTCATGGGCCACAAACCACAGACCAAGATCATTCAAACCACCCACACAGCCGAACTCTCTTACAGATTTGGTCGTAAGGTGAGAAACATGATGGACGGAGAGGAATACAAGTCTGTCTTTCCTGAAGTAAAATTATCACAGGATTCCAAAGCTGCGGGTAGATGGGAAACCAACTACGGGGGAGAGTATTTTGGGGCGGGTGTAGGAGGAGCCATTACAGGTCGTGGTGCGGATTTATTAATTATAGATGATCCCCATAGTGAACAAGATGCACTGAGTGCAACAGCCATGGACAACGCATGGGAGTGGTATACCTCAGGTCCTCGTCAGCGTTTACAACCCGGTGGTAGTATTGTTTGTGTGATGACACGGTGGAGTGAAAAAGATTTAACAGGCAACCTTACTCGTGCCATGAGTGAAGTGAAAGCCGATCAGTGGGACGTGATTGAGTTTCCTGCAATCCTACCCAATGAGAAACCTGTCTGGCCAGAGTATTGGAAGCTATCAGAACTAGAATCTGTCAAAGCTTCTTTGTCAGAACAGAAATGGCAAGCGCAGTGGCAACAGAACCCGACTGGTGAAGAAGGGGCTATTATCAAGCGAGAGTGGTGGCAAGAATGGGAAAAGGAACAAATGCCGATGCTCAAGCATGTCATACAGAGTTATGATACGGCGTTTACCAAAAAAGAAACAAGTGACTATAGTGCTATTAGTACATGGGGTGTGTTCTATCCTGATGAAGTGACCCCTAATATAATTTTATTAGATATTGTTAAAGATCGTTTTGAGTTTCCTGAACTTAAAAAGGTTGCTTTAGAGCAGTATAAATACTGGGAACCGGAGTCCGTGATCGTTGAAGCGAAGGCCTCGGGTC